TTAGAGTATATGAACCTGCTAAAAGATTTTGAAAAAGTTTTAGATAGTTAGAATGTATAACCCTTACACAAAAAAAGAGAAAGATAAGATAATGAAAGAAATCTGTTTAAAAATATCAGATGGACAATCATTAAGACAGATATGTAGAGATAAGAAAATGCCTCATAGGGTGACTATATTAAGATGGTTAAATGAAGATGAAGAATACGCAGCCGATACTGCGCGCGCACGGTCTTTACAAGCAGATGCACTAGATGATGATATACAAGATGTAATTAATGAGATTAGAAGGGGAGATATAGACTACAATGCAGGCAAGGCGGTTATATGGGGGCTACAATGGCGAGCCGCAAAACTAAGGCCTGAGAAGTACGGAGAGCAAAAGAAAGTTATTGATGTAAATATAAGCAAAGCCGAAGATTGGATAAAAAACGAACTTGTAGTAGTACAGGAGCAAAAAAAATTAATTCAATGTGATACTAATTACGAGGACGAGCAAGAAGCTCAATTCAACCCAATTCATGACGTTACAAATTAACAGATTATATTATGCAAACCATACATATTGTATTAAAAGACGGCAATAAAAAATCACAATGTTTTTATAGTGAAAATTGGAATGAGTTCCCAGATGTTTATAAACTTTATGGACTTAAAGAAGCAATTAAAAGGCTGCAAAAAGAATATAACAAACAAAAGTTTTTATTAGATATTAGTGACGTTGCTAACGATGACGACGGTTTTGTATTTTACGTTTAACATTATACATTAAGTATAAAAAAAAGGTGTTGACATATAGGAACTAAGACCCTATACTAGTTTTATAACTAATTTAATATACAAAATGAAAATAGATTTATACGACAAAAAGCTAGAGGAAGTTCTTGATATTGATCAATATTGCAAAGATAACAATATTGATGCTGAGAAAGTAAAAGAGATAAATTTAACAGGCGGTAATAACAACCTAACAGAAATAAAAGGCTTAAATAAGCTAGTTAATTTGGAGTGTTTATATTGCGGACATAACCAACTATCAGAATTAGACGTTAGCAATTTAGTTAATTTAGAGATTTTATATTGTTATCATAACGAACTAACAGAAATAAAGGGTTTAGATAAGCTAATTAATTTAAGGGAGTTACATTGCAATAATAACCAACTTACAGAGATAAAAGGTTTAAATAAGCTAGTTAATTTACAGTTGTTATTTTGCCAAAATAACAAGCTAAAAGAATTAAACGTAAACAATTTAGTTAATTTAGAGTGGTTATATTGCTTCAATAACAAGCTAACAGAATTAAAGGGTTTAGATAAGCTAGTTAATTTAAAAAGTTTATGGTGTAGTGATAACGAACTTACAGAATTAAAGGGTTTAGATAAGTTAGTTAATTTAGAGCGGTTGCATTGTAATCGTAGTCAACTATCAGAAATAAAAGGTTTAGATAAGTTAGTTAATTTAAAGGTATTGAATGGCGAAAAATATAAAAGATGTTGACTTATAGGATCTAAGATCCTATACTGATTTTATAACTAACAAAAGGTAAACAATGGAAATATATTTATACAAACAAGGACTAGAGGGAGTTCTTGATTTAGAGCAATATTGTAAAGATAACAATATTGATGCTAAAGAAATAAAGTGGTTGAGCTGCCACAATAATAAACTTACACAATTAAAAGGATTAGATAAATTAGTTAATTTAGAGATGTTATTTTGTCACAATAATCAGCTAACAGAATTAAATTTGAGTAATTTAGTTAATTTAAAAGAGGTATATTGCTATATAAACAATATAACAGAATTAAAAGGTTTTGAAAAGTTAGATAATTTAAGATTGTTGAATTGCAACGACAACAAGCTAAAAGAATTAAGAAACATAGATAAGCTAGAAAATTTACTGGAGTTGTATTGCTCATATAATCAAATAACAGAATTAGACGTTGGTAAACTAGTTAATTTAAGGACTTTATATTGTCCAAATAACAAACTTTTAAAATTAGATGTTAGCAAACTAGTTAATTTAGAGAACTTAAATTGCATTAATAACAAACTTTTAGAAATAAAAGGTTTAAATGAGATGATTAATCTTAGGTGGTTAAATGAAGAGAAATATAAAAAGCCAGTAATAGATTTAATTAAAAAACAAAGAGAAGCTTACGGAATGACTCAAAAAGAATTTGCTATTGCTCTAGGCCTTTCTGAAACAAATGGCGATAGGTATATAAGAGAAGTTGAAAGCGGTAGAAAAAAGCCCTCAGGGTTGTTTATTAGATGCTTAGAGCTGTTTGTAGAAAATGAAGATTTAAAAAACGCTTTGTGAAAATGGATTTATTAATAGTTAAAGACAAAAAGTTTAAAGTAGAAATTGTAAATAATATTTTAAAGATTGATAATATATTTGCACATAATAAAGAAACTCAAGAGAACGACCTTGAAAAAGTCTATCAACATATATCCGAACAAACTGGGCTTTCAAAAGCTTATGTTTTTAAATGTTTTATAAAAGCTTTTTTAAAATATAAAAGAGCAAACAAATATAAAAGTTTTACAGAGTGCTTAAACGCCTCTTTTGCAAGTGATGGATTTAACGAGTGTTAAAAAATGAATGAACAAGAACTTTTTAGAGAATTTAAACAAAACTTCCCCTACTATGCAGAAAGATGTTTAAAGATTAGAACTAAAAACAGCGCGATAGAGCCTTTTAAACTTAACAAGGCACAACAATACATTCATGAAAAGCTAGAAAAGCAGAAATTACTTACTGGTAAAGTACGAGCTATAATTTTAAAAGGAAGACAACAAGGTTGCAGCACATATGTAGCAGCAAGATATTATCACCAAGTAACTCACAGCTTAGGAACAAAAGTTTTTATCTTAACGCATTTAGACGATGCAACAAAGAATCTTTATAAGCTAGTTCATAGATACCATGATAATATGCCAGAGCCAATGAAGGCAACTACAGGCGTATCAAATTCATCAGAGCTAGTTTTTTCAAATTTAGATAGTGGTTATGCAATAGGAACGGCAGGTAGTGGGAGTGTGGGGCGATCAGATACTATCCAATTACTTCATGGATCAGAAGTTGCATTCTGGAAAAATACAAACGAGATAAGCTCCGGTATCATGCAAACAGTGCCAGACACAAAGAACACTGAAATAATACTAGAATCGACTGCCAATGGAATTGGTAATATGTTTCATAAGATGGCTATTGCAGCCCTTGCAGGTGAAAGCGAGTATCAAATGATCTTTGTTCCTTGGTTTTGGCAAGATGAGTACAGGTTAGAACCACCTAAAGACTTTGTACTTACTAGCGAAGAGATGGAGTATAAAACTCTTTATAAGCTAGACAACAAACAAATAGCATGGCGAAGAAACAAGATAAATAACTTTGCAGGCGGACTATGGCAGTTTAAGCAAGAATATCCCGCAACAGCAGTAGAGGCGTTTCAAACGTCAAGTGATAATAGCTTAGTATCTTCAGAAATTATCATGAATGCAAGAAAGGCTGAAAACGTGCATGTTGACGATATTAAAGTAATCGGCGTTGATCCTGCTTGGAAAGGAAAAGATAAGACTGCAATTGTATATAGAGCTGGTAGAGTGCAATATAAGCATGAAACCTTCGAAGGTTTAGACACGATGCAAGTTGCGGGGCGATTAGTGCAAATTATAAACAACGAAAAGCCAGATAAAGTATTTATAGACGTTGGAGGTATTGGCGCGGGTGTTTATGACAGATTAAGGGAATTAGGTTTTTATCAAGTAGTAACAGCGGTTAATTTTGGACAAAAGGCAGATAATGGCGATAGATACGCAAATAAACGCGCTGAAATGTGGGATAGAATGAAAGAATGGCTAAACAATGGGCCAGTAAAGATAGAAGATATTGACACGCTGCACTCAGATATTCAAGCGCCAGAGTATAGTTTTGATTCATCAAGTAGATTGTTATTAGAGAAGAAAGAAAGCATTAAAAAACGATTAGGTAAGTCTCCAGATCTTGGCGACGCTTTAGCCTTAACCTTTGCTTTTAATGTAGCAAACAAAGAATTTAAAGCTAGATATGGCATAAGCAATACAGTACAAGCAAATTCAAATTGGGGTGTCTATGATTAGTAGAAATTACAAAGAGGAAGACTACAAAGATTTGCAGAAATGGTACAATCATTATGCTACAGGTGAATGGGTATGTCCACCAGTTGAAATACTGCCTACAGATACAGGCTTAGTTGTAGAATATGAAGGAGAAAAGATATGCGCAGGGTTTATATATCTGACTAACTCTAAAATAGCCGCCTTAGAGTTTACCATTGCAAACCATGATACAAATAAGGAAATAAGAAGGCACGCTATAACGTTGTTATTGACTAAGCTTATTGAACTTGCTAAAAATAAGGGATACAAGTTTATCTTTTCATCCACTAATAATGCAGGGCTTGCTATTCGTTTTAGAAAACTTGGATTTATTAGAACGGATAAA